CCAAGAGAAAAGTCAGTAATTGAGCCAAAAACGGCTTGTTTACTGGCTTTTTGCTTTGTTTACAACATTTTTGAGTTTTAAAAATATTTACCTCTTTTTATACCTTTTGATGTGTTATACTACAGATAAACTACAGATTTTCTACAACAAAAACCGCCCGAAATGTAATCGGACGGCTTATTTTATGCCAGTAATTTGATTGCGTTGTAAAGAGTGTCAACCTCTTGAATGATGTAGTGGTCAATATCGACCTTGTAATCTGTATGCCCCATGAGAGCAATGATGTCCTCTTCCCTTGCACCTGCCGCTGACATACGAGTTGAAAAGGTTCTACGGCAAGAGTGCGGAGTAAACTCATCGCCTAAGCCAAGCGCTTGCATCGCCGGGCGAAAACCGTATTTCAAGAAATAATCCTTGTTCATCGCTTTGCCAAACTCTGAACCTTCGTGTGTTCGGCAGAAGATTGTTTCACCTTTGTGATTTATACAGTTCTCAACCAATTTTAAAATTTTAGGGTGGATAGGAACAATACGATTTTTGCCGGCATCTGACTTTATGCCTGCGATAAAGTAAGGTATGCCCTGTTCACTCATATGGTACTGCTCGGTAGTGAGCGAAAGAAACTCGGTCACTCTGAAATTGAGGTAGCACATTATATAAACATAATCAGCATAAGGGACTTTGCCTATGTTTTGTCGTATTAGCTCTAACTGCACATCGGTGAAGCGTGTAGCGTTTACCTCTTCGGATTCCGGAAGCTCTATAAATGTGCCATAGTCTTTGTTTACAATGTCCTCTTGCATCGCAAAATTGTAAAGGCTGGTGACAAAGCATTTAATCTTATGTAGAGCCGAGTATCCTAAGCCTTGACAGATTTTAGGCGTATCAGTGACTTTATAGGTACCGTTGCCGTTGGGCAGAAGATATTTCAGCTTACCGCCTGCGCCGACCTCATGATGCGGATTATCGTAATAATCCACGATGTACTGATAGTCTGATGTGCGCAAATCCCTAAATTTACGCTTATACAAGGGCTTTAGCTTGATATAAGCACTTGCATAGTTACTTTTCACGCTGTCGCCAAGTTTTTTATACGCTTTAGTTTTTATCCATTTTTCGTGCAACTGTTCAAGTGTTATATTAAAGCCATTGACAGGGTTGTACTCGTAATCTTTGAGGGCATTTTCTGCCTCTCTCTTTGTCGCAAATGCGCCCAAGTAAACTTGTTTGCCAGTAATACTGCTTGCAGCTGCATACGGTTTTGATTTGTTGTCTTTGCGTATGTAGATACTGCCTGTACCTTTTGTCCTGCGCCTGTTTTTTGGCTTGTCAGATGATTGATTTTTACCGCAATACGGACAGAATACAAAATCGTCCTGTAGTTCTCGGTTACACCGTCGGTTTATACATTTTTTCATCATTTTGCTCCTTAAAAAAGGGTGCAAAAATCCCCTGCAAAATATTGTAATTTTCGCAGGGGTGTGGTACAATATATTTGCTGATTAAAGTACCATTGCACCCTTGTGTAGTGGTTTCCGCTCCGACTTGCGCCAACAGGTCAGGGCGGTTTTATTTTTGCTTAATTTTTTATTTAACTTTTTTGCTGGCAATGTTCATCGTTACATCATTATCATAAGTATCTGTATCAAAATATTTTAAGTCAGCTCCTACGGTTGAAGGATTAAAATTTTTGCAATCTTCTATCGCAAGCTCTATCATGCCTTCGCTGTTTGCTGAAATTGGATCACTGCAAACAACATTGTTATAACTTCTGCCGTCCAATATAACGGTATCGGCTTGTATGGTTATAGATTTACCCATTTTGTTTTTAATGTAAAAATGAACCTCAGCCTCATTATCTGAATAAGGATATTTTTCCGTGTCACTATAATATACGGCTATATCACTATCCGAATAAAGTTCGGTTAAAGTATCTTCAAATTCTGTAGGCTTTTCAGTAGGGGGTTCTGTCGGCTTCTTGGTAGGTGCTTCTGTTTCAAGTTCAGTAGCTTTTTCTGTCAAATCTTCTTCAGATGAACTAACATCTTTTGAGAAATCTATCGTTATAGATTCCACGATAGTGTTTTCATACAGATTAAATTCTTCAGATTGCTCGTTGCCTTTGCTCGAGAATATCATAAAACACAAATAATTGTTCGTGGCCCACACGTATACAGTGCCGTAAAACTTATCTCCAAATTCTTTTATATTTGCTGTCACACGATAGGCCGAAAAATCATCTATATAAGTTGTGGTTCTGTTTATTTCTTCAAAGTCATCAAGCGAATCTGCAAAGCCATCAAGAAACGAATCTACATAATCCGAGTTAAATTGAGATTGTGAAATACTCGTCTGAGATGTATTTATATAAAACATGTTTCCGTCGGTATCATAAAAATAATCGTGACCGTCAATAGTTTTATGCACCCATTTTTCAGGAATAGAAATTGAAAAAGGAGTTACATCATACAACTTTAATGAATCGGTTTTTGATATATCCTGAGCGGCTTTATTGGGAGAAGTTGTTACTGATTGTTGTGACTTGGTTTGGCTAACTTGCGAAATAGCCGTTACAACAACAGCGCATAAAATCAAAACTATTAGCAAAGCAATGTAAAAATGTGAAGTGCGATATATAGGCTTTTTGTCAGGTGATTTTTCGGAATCGCTTGTGGGTTTGAATTTGTTTTTTTGATAGGCATGACATTCAGGGCAAAATACTGAATTGCTCGGTATTATTTTACCACATTCCCCACATTTGTAAGATTCTGTGCTTTCAGGTTTGCTGTCCTTAAACAAAGTAACCTGTTCAATTTTCGCTCCGCACTCGTTGCAAAATTTTGAGCCGGTAGGAACCTCAGAACCGCATTTTTGACATTTCATTTATAAACCCTCCTCTTTTTCCTACCATAGCGGCAACTATGGTAGGTTTTTCTTTTTGTTGATAAAATCTGCAAATTGCTCTTTTACCCGTCTTTCAAGCGGATGTAGGTAAAAAGCGTTTCTGCGTTCGAGCTCTGCCATTCGTTCAGCCCTGTAGGTCGCCGCCTCAAAGCTAATGTCACATAAATTTGCAATTGCAGCGGCATTTGTTGCGTGTAGCTCATGGAGCACACAAGCCGGAGATAACAAGTCCCGAGCGAACACATTTGCCGAATGTTCGGCATCGTCGGTTATTACAAAACCTTTACCATTTTTAGCAAACAGATGCCCTAAAAAGATATGCCCGAGTTCGTGGGCAATTGTAAATCTACAACGCTGAGGAGATTGCTCATCAGCATAGACGATATACAGTTTATCATCTTGCATCAAAGTTATTCCGCTCTCATTTTCACTTAGCAGATTGACCGCCGAATTTTTTAATAAAACAATGTCGGTTTGCTTAGCTATTCGGCTTACCTTAACAGGTAGGCTATCTATATTATAATCAATCAAACATTGCCAAGAGGCATTGCGTGCATTTTTATATTGTCCATAATTCAAGTTTTACCACCCCGTAGGTATTGTAACCTATGGGGTGTTTTTTATTATGTAATGCTTATAAATCTGTATCGTCAGGCTCAAACTTACTGAGATCAGGAAGATTAACTATTTCAATTGGTTGATTATTACCGTCACTTCGTGCGGCTTTAACCGTTGGTATCAATACTTCATCTTCCACACCGAGCAATCTATCGACTGCAGGTTGCATTTCGGGGTTATTTCTGTATGCGATTATAAGTTTCTTTTCTTTGTCTGATGTTTCAAAAGGTAGTTTAACCGCATTGCAATTTTGCAAATCATTTATGCTAATTCCCAAACCTGCACAAATTTTAATCACACTATCAACAGCAGCTCCACCAATAGAGCCGTTAAGCATAGATCTAAGTGTGCTGTATGGTATTTCAATTTTTTCGGCAAAGGTTTTTACACTAAATCCTTTGTCGCTTATTAACTGTTTTATGTAATCTTCTCTTGTCAAGTTAATCACCCTTTACTATTACTGATTGTAACACGCTATTTACGAAAAATCAATACTAAAATGCGAAATTTCGTAAAAATATTTTTAAAAATCCGTTGACAAGTGCGAAATATCGTGTTATATTTAATATAGAAACACGAAATATCACATTTAGGAGGTGAAAAATCGTGTTTGACAAAATCGAAGTAATCATTTTTGAAAAGAAAATGAAAAAGAAAGAAGTTGCCGAGAAAATGGGAATTTCATACGGACAGTTCTGTGCAAAAATGCGTGGGGAATATCCATTTACGCTTGATGAAGCTCTCCGCTTAAAGTCGGTTTTACAAACTGATTTATCTATCGAAGATTTATTCGGTTCGGCGGCTTAACTTATTACCTCAGAAAGGAATGATAAAAATGGCACTAACCATATATGCGGTAGTTGCTACCGTAGTAGCAGTAGTGGCAATCATAAAAGCTGTAAAATGGAAAATTGCTACAAGGGCAATGGTGGTTTATTGTACGAAAAATTTTAGGATACCCACAGACAAAGAACTTGCCGACTGCTCCAAAGAAGCCGCCGGCAAGACAATAAGATTTAAGTAATTCCAAATTGAGCTTTTATAAGCTGAGTAACAACATTCGCTGATATTTGTGTTATTGCAGAAAGCGAGTGACTTCCCACGGTTCCGGCAATCTTCTTAACTTTATTCCATATATCATCGTTACGAATATTTGCTAAAAACTTGTGACCTTCGGGAGTTAAATCACCTACTTCTAAATAGTCGCCACCGTCGGCGCCAAACATTGAAGTAATTAAACCTGCAAGTTCGCATTGTTTAATATGGTAGATAATTTCGTCATGAGAGTATGGTTGAAGCCTTTCAAAATCGTTGCTGAATTTACTGTATCGAAAGGATTCGTTGAAGTCACACACTTCTTCTACACTCAAAAGAATATCACGAACACAGTCGTTATTTAAACGCATAAGCATCACCTCCTTACAATTTGATTTTAGCATTTTAAGGAGAAAAACACAATAAGAAGGTTACAGCAGAAGAGTTTTTGGGAATATGTCAGGTGTTTGATGTTGATCCAAGGCAGTTTTTTAAGCAGTCTGCTTAACTTATTACCTCAGAAAGGAATGGTAAAAATGATTGATTGTTCAAAAACCGAAAATTATTTCGCTGAAAAGCTGAGGATGACGAAAAGAACAAGAAAAGGGTTATGTAAAATTGATTGTTCCGTGTGTCCTTTATGCAGTGAAAATAACGGGACATCCGGTCTTGTTTCGTGTACCACTCTTGAAATGCTTAACCCTGAAAAAGCAATCGAAATCGTTCAGAAGTGGAGCAACGAGCACCCGCAAAAGACATTTCTTACGGAGTTCTTGAAGAATTATCCGAACACTCCGCTTGTCGATGACGGAACACCTAAAGGTGTATGTCTGCGTGCGTTAGGACTGATGGACATAGATGATTGTGACGATAACTGTATAAAATGTTGGAATCAGCCTATTGAGGGAGGCGGAGAGTGATGAGAGAATATTTATTTAGAGGCAAGATGATAGCTAACGGTAAGTGGTCAGAGGGCAATTTGCTTGTGACTAAACAAGGTTGCTGTATAACACCCGATGCAACCGTTTTAGGTAGCTATGGCGCAGTAGTTCCCGAACCGGTCGGCCAGTACACGGGTATGGTTGATAAGCACGGCACAAAAATTTTTGAAGGAGATATCATTGATTTTTCTGACCGTTCAGACGGTGACGGTTACGGAGTTGTTAGGTACAATGCAGAAGAAACAGAGTTCGAGTTTGTGTATGACAATTTCTGCGAGGGTTTCTACGAGGGTTTAGGGCGGAGTTATTGGCCTGAAAATGTTGAAGTTGTAGGCAACATCTACGACAATCCCGAAATTTTAGGAGATGAAGAAAATGATTGAACTGAGAATCAAGCCTTGTCCGTTTTGCGGTAGCAAGGTAACAAGTTGAGAATATAAGCCATAAAGACGCTGACGAGGAGATGTATATGTTTGAGTGCACTAATGATAATTGTGCCTCGGCTACCTGTTTTGGTGATTACAGCACCGACAGAGCAACTGCTATCAAAAATTGGAATAAGCGTGTTGCACAGTGCATCACGAATGCAAAAATCGGCACTTGTACGATCAATATAGATTTGAGGTGATTAAATGAATGACAAAATCCTTATCAACCCTAAAACAAATCAGGAGTACAGCGATGTACCGCCGACCGTGGCGGCTGAATATCTCGGAGTTGCTCTCAATTATGTTTATGAGGGGCTAAAAAAACAAACCCTGCCTATCGGTTCAGCCGTACAGAGCGACAAAGGGCGTTGGAGCTACAACATACCGATTGACCGGCTAAAGACCTATGCAAGCGGTGCAGATATATCCTTACTGACTACACTGCTCAACAAATTGATCGGCAGCGGAAATACAATCAACGAAAGGACGGCGTAAAAATGATAAATTCGCCGTGCTACGGCTGTCAGATACGGACAACAAGATGTCATACAGATTGTGAAAAATATCTTGAATACAAATCAAAGTGCAACAACCGCCGAGCCGAACGCTCTAAGAATTATGACTTTTTTAATTACATCAGTCATAAAATCGACATCCATACGAGATGTCGAAAATCAAATAAATGAAAGAATAGGTGAATATATGGAAATCATTGCAAATAACCGTGCAAATAACCGTGAATATATCGCTTTTAAAGACTTGAAAAAAGGCGATATTTTTGTATTAGCCTCAGATGGCAAATGGTACATAAAAAACAACGATTTTTATGCAGTACGACTTTCAGACGGCGAAACCGTTGAACCGATACTTTATTTCACACTTTGCAAAGTCAAAGATTGCAAGCTCGTAGAAAGAGAAATCTATACAGCATTAACTGAAAAGGAGTGTAACAAATGTGGTTAAGAAATTACCCGACACGCAGAAAACTGCTCAAAGATGTTAAGGAGTTAAGAGAAGAAAACAAAAATCTTAAAAATGAGTTAAAAAAAGCTCGCCTTGATAAATCCCAAGCCGAAGAAAATAGCACAAACGCTCAATATGCATTAAGAGGTTATAAAAACGAGAATACTAAACTCTGTGAAAAACTTTCAATGTATGAATCAGCAGAGGCAGAATCCTTCGGTTTTGAATGTGTGGGTGTCCGCAAATGAAAAAAGGGACAACAGTCGAAAGCGGATATGATGTTGAGGGACGCTGGCATTTGAAGCTCAGAAAAGCCAAAGGCAAGTTTACGCTCGACGAAATAATTGAAGCTGCGAAAGAATGGGAAGAAGATTACTACGCCGTGATAATTAAAGCGATGGGCGATGAGACAGCGCAGTATTACGATGACGACCTTGAGGGGGATTGCGTAACGCTATATCGTGCTACAGATTTTATCAGCAAAGAGGTGTAAGCGATGAAAAGATTAACTTTAAATCAAGACAGCGAAATCAAAGTCAAGGACATCTACGGCAAAATGCACGACTGCAAAGATGTACCAAACGAGTTTTACGGCTGCATTCGCAAACTTTACAATTACGAGAACACAGGTTACACAATTGATTTTATCGACAACATACCGAAGATACTCGAGGATATGCGTGAACGCTTATTAAATCCATCGGCTGTAAACATTAAAGCGTGTTTGCATATGATTGATTACATTTTAAACACAAAAGAAAAAGACCGTTGATTGCTTGCACTACAATCAACGGTCGGCAAATAACACAAGGCTATCTGCAACGTATAAATACAGTCCAACATTATTATATCAGATAACCTTGCAAAAATCAATGAGATTGTTAGGTGGTAGAAAAATGTCGAGGCTAAATAAAACATGGACGGCCGATGAAATAGATTATCTTATTTCTTCTTGGGGCAACGTTAATATGGCCACTATAACAAAACACCTTGATAGATCCGAATGTGCGATAAGGCTAAAAGCCGGTAAGTTAAACTTAGGACCTTTCTTGACTAATGGCTATAGATACATCACAATAAGCAATCTTTATAAACTCATTCGTCCAAACACTTCTGCCAGTTATCTAAAAACATCGTGGGTAAAAAATAGGAATCTGCCTACTCACAACATTTCAAGAAGTTCAAAAACAAATTTCATCGTTGTTTACATAAATGAATTTTGGATGTGGGCAGAGAAAAATCAATATTTTTTAGATTTTTCGAAACTTGAAAGATATCAATTAGGACCTGAACCCGATTGGGTAAATCCAAAACGAGAGGCAGACATATTAAGGAACAGTTTAATCAAAGCAACTCCATGGACAAGCAGAGAAGATAACCTTCTCAAAGAATTGCTTATAAAGCAAAAGTATGGTTACAAAGAACTGTCACAAATATTGTGCCGTAGCGAAGGAGCCATACAGCGCAGAATTAATGACCTAAACATCAAATACCGTCCTGTAAAAGCTGATAACCATCAAAAATGGACTGAATCAGAATACACTTTACTTGGCGAAATGATTAAATGCGGAAGCAAATATGAAGAAATATCCGACAGAATCGGTCGATCAGTTAAAGCTATCAGAGGACGTGTATTTGATAAGTATCTCACGGAAAATCTTGACAAAGTACGAAATTATATAGGCAACGGAAACTTTGGAGACGGAACGCCTGACAAGCCGTTAAAATACAAGCGACTTATGTCGAACGAAGAAAAAAACCAAGCTAATCTATTGTTATCAATCATCGCAGGAGATTTACTTTGTGTTGCAAAAACGAACTCAAATGTTGATGAGGAATACAGTGAATATTGGCAAAAGGATATGTGCTTGAATTGGAGTAATATTAAAGGCTGTATTGCATGCGAAAAAGATTGCGACAGTTGCACATCATTTAAAAGAATACCCGTACAACATTGTAAGCGTTGTGGAAAAGATTTTTTTGAACGAAAAAGTGCTGATTTTTGCATTGGTTGCAGAACAGCTCGTCTACATCAAGCACAGAAAAAATATGCAATCCTTCATCAAAAGCAAAGTCGAAAGTAAAGAAGGTGTATCTATGGATGATAAAACAGAATTCGTACGAATGGCAACAACACAATGCCTAAAGTATATGTCTGTGAATGAGGCAAACAAGGTTGAGCAAATTTTGTCAGTCTTGTTGACAGAATATTCTCTAAAAAAGAAACCTACGCTTTATCCACCGAAACAGTTACTCCGAATCAAAAATTAGTAAATACTTTTTTAGCCATTAAAAAAATTAGTGGTTTAACTGACAAAAGTCTAAAAGCTTATAACAATGAAATACAAATGATGCTTAAAGCAATAAATAAGCCTATCGCAGACATTAAGGTTAATGATATTCGTGCATACCTTGCTTTTGAACAATTAAATAAAAATGTATCAAACAGTTATCTTGATACAAAATTAAGATACTTAAAATCATTTTTTAAAACACTGAGAATTGAAGGCTACATACCAAATGATCCGGCAGAAAAAATCACAAAAATAAAAGCTGAAAAGGTAATCAGAAAGCCGTTTACACCGATTGAAACTGAAAAAATCAGAGATGCTGCCGGAAAAGATTTGAGGTTGAAGGCAATCATAGAATTTTTATTATCGACAGGAATAATACCACGATTGGATTCGATGTTTATAAGGAGCTAAGAAAGATAATCAACGACTACCATATTCACCGAATGGAGTGGAGAATGGTTCAAGGAAACCCTGTTGAGGGGCATTATGATAACTATTGTCAACACTATAACGGCAAAAAGTTTGTGTTTACAGACTTTTTAAAGGATCGACGTGGGAAATACCATAACGAAGTTATTTACGAAATCATATTTAATAAGAGTGAAAGTAAATGAAAGAAATAAAACTTATTGCTATAACGCCTTGTCGGCAATTGCACAAAGATACAATTCTGACAAAGGATGGCTTGAAAGTGAGGTAGAAGAATGAGAGGTATTAAAAATATCACCGTTAATTACGATAACGGCGAAATAGAAACCTTAAATAAAGGTGTAGTTGTTAGTTTTGATGAAATCGACAATGAAGAAGAAACTATCAAAGTCAGATATCGTATGTGCGATATTAAAGGCAAGGATTTGCATTTGATTGTAAACGCTGTTGTTGCGTTGGCACAACAGCTGGGGCTACTAAATGAGGAGTGATAATATTGGCGTTCCCCGAAAAATTAAAAGCGTTAAGGCATAAATATAAATTAACGCAAGAAGAATTAGGTGAAAAACTCTGTTTGAGCAGAACAAGTATATCTTACTATGAGCAGGGAAAATTTGAACCTGATATTAAAACTATAATAGATATTTCAAATCTATTTAATGTTACGACAGACGAACTGCTGAAATGAGGCTTAACAATGAAAATAAAAAAAGCATTCGACATATGCAAGAAAAATAAAATTATTTCCATTTTCGGCAACGAAAAAGGCGAGCAATGGCTGTCAGACGGCTATGCGGTCTATCCTATTTTCGGCTTGCCGGAACTCAATGAAGATTACATATGCAAACTCTATGACATCAACGATGCGCAGAGAGATAAGATTAGATTTACAATCAGTCAAACCAAGCCGTTGATTGATGTTGAGGATTGTTCGGCGGATGAAACACCGGCTGAAATGTGGGATATAAGCATTATATACGACGGTAAAGTAATGCTCCCGATTAGCACCGCAGAGGGCTTAATGTTTATTGACAGAGTATATCTTAATCCTTTTGTGGATATGCCAAACGAAACAATGGCACTTGCACTGCGTAAGGACTTCAAAGGTACTCCCTATTTTGCCGTTAAATTCGGAATGATTGCATACGGCTTTATATGTGCTTATGAAATTGTTGATGAAGATTTTGTGAGACAATTGAAATCATTATACATTGAAAGCGATATGATTTTGAAAAACAAGAAAGGATGACCTGCCGATGAAGCAGTATGAAGCTGACCAACAGCGGAAGTTATTTCAATGGACGACTTTCATCAGAGCAGAATACCCCGAAATTGATTTGATGTTTCATATTCCGAATGGCGGAAGCAGGAACAAACTTGAAGCGACCAACCTCAAGAAACAAGGAGTAAAGGCAGGCGTGCCTGATTTGTTTTTACCGGTAAGCCGTGGAGGTTATCACGGCTTGTTTATTGAACTTAAGTACGGTAAGAATAAGCCAACCGAAAAACAAACCGAATGGCTTACAAACCTTAATGAACAAGGCTACGCTGTCGCTGTATGTTATGGTTGCGACGAGGCAAGCGAAAAAATATTAAAGTATTTGAAATTAGGTGAAATAAATGAGTGAAGAAAAAAAGAAACGAGGGCGCAAGAAGAAACTCGACCGAATAGACAGGATGTGTCTTTACTGTTCTGATTACAACGCAAAGCACGGCACAAGTTACAGCTACGGTCAGTTTGTTGCGCAGATAGCCGCAAGAAAAATTAAAAGACTTGGATTACACGATTATGAAGGAGGTCTTGCGGAATGAGCGAAAACGAAAAAACGGTTGCAGCGGAAATGCAGGATAAGCCAACAACACCGGCGGAAACATTGTCGGAACTCGACAAACTTGTGATAGGCTTCATCGACGGTGACCTTGATGTGGCCACACTCAATAGCTTGGATATGTTTAATCGCTGGTTAGTATTGTCAATGTCAGCCATATACAGTTGTACCAAGATAGGCTTACTATCCGCTAAATCTTGCGTCAAGGCTAAGTATAAATTATTGCAAGAGTATCGAAGATTTAGAACCGACACTTTTTTTGCTAACAAAGAACATATCGAGTGGATTAAACGTACAAGAGAAACTTCTTGCAAATTAACGGAGTTGTCAAAAGCGATTGCCGAACACGATACTAATGTATTACGAATTGCTTTGCAGATAATTGACCTGCTCACAAAGCATGATGTTTATAATAAACTTTTCATTTTGTCAAACGCGTCGGATACATACAAGGAAAAATGTTTAAAAACACTAACCGAAAATGATACAGCGTTTTTGGACGAGTTTGGCAACATTCCTTTTGTGGATTTGCTCTTCAAATTTTACAAGTCAACAGAAGAAACCAGAGCAACTGAAATCTTTAAGGAATTGGATGCCGACAATATCAGAACTGTAGCTTGTCATGTGCCGGTTAAATCTGACAATTGTCAGGGCATCGCAAAAAGCTACAAAGAATACTTCGGTATTTAAAGTAAGGCAATATTCTTGCCGTGTGCAAAATCTTAAAGAAAATTCAAATCAAGTTAATCCTATATTCAAAAAGTAATCAAAGCGACGACTTCCGCTTTTGGTTAAGCTGTTCAAAAGAATGCACCAAAAATTAAACACACAATTGCAGCGGTAAGGTTGCACTAAGCAGTAGTTCGGTGGTCAGACGGACTACTGCATATTTATATCATCTGACTTTTTAACGCGAAAACAGAATAATAATAGTCACAAAAAAGGAGTTGAGATACTCCTTTAATAGCCTGCTCAAGGAATTAATTAAGTGACCGTTTTAGCTTTTACATATATAATAGGAAGTTTAATATGTTTACATACAAGTGTGAAATCAAATCAGGACCATTGCTTGAAGTTAAATACTATAAGTCATTCCGCAAGCGGAACAAGAAAAATCTTGCTCGGCAAATTAATCAATCAAAATCAAGTGAGAAGCAAACAAAAGCAAACCGCATCAGAGGAGAACAACACACACAACGACTTATTCTCTGCAATTTTACAGAAGGTGACTGGTTCGCAAGGTTCTCCGCTCCGTTTGGTGAGTTTACCGAAGATGAGTTTGAAAAAGTTGTCTCGAATTTTTATAAGCGAGTGAAACGCAGGACAGATAAGAAACAAATCAAGTTTAAATACATCGGTTATTGTGAGTGTGGCAAGCTCGGGAAAAATTGGCATCTGCACATCGTGATTGAAGATTGCGTGCGTGAAATATTAACGGAATGTTGGCCGTGGAAAAACGGAATAAATTTCACTCCGCTCTACCAAGACGGAAATTATGCTGACCTTGCAAAATACATACGCAAAGATGTCAATGGTAAGAAGCGCTTGAAAACATCTCGCAATCTCAATAAGCCTGAGGTCAAAGTTGTTGAAGGGAAAAAACGAGAATACAGGAAACTCGAACGAGGTGAGGCTTTGCCTTGTCCCGAAGGATATTATTTTTATCGTGACGAAATGTGGATAAACGACTTCACGGGTGCGTCTTTTCATTTTACTTACTTGGCCAATAGCCATAAACACAAGAAAATCGGAGGTGCAAGGATTTGAGAGATACAACAAGAGATTATACAATTGCACAGTTTAGACTTTATGCCTCTCTTGGATTTCCAAGCAAAGCACAGGTTGTAGCTGACAAGACAATGCACCGAGCATTACAACTTGACCTGCTTGCTGTGGCAGACACACTTAATGCCTTGACCAATAGCGGTAAAGACTACATCTGTCAAGCTGTCAGCGCTGTTTACTTTGTTGCACCAACAAAACCGTTGCACAAAGGTGAAATAAATTTGAGAGTGACCAAGTTTGCTGTCAATAACTATACAGACGAACGCACGGTGTTTCGCTGGCTCAAAGAGGCACGATTGCTTTGCGCAAAACTTCGTGGGCTTAACATTTGTACATATTGCACAAAGAAAGATGTCAGTAGAAGCGATTAAACCTGTTGTACAATTAAATTGTAATGATAAAACGAAAAGTAACAACGGACTGGATCATTAGCCAAATCCGTGAGGGCAAGGCGTATAGATTCTATTTAACGGCCGATTGGAAAAAAGTCAGAGATGCAAAAAAAGCGAAAGAACATTACGAATGTGAACGCTGTCGAGCAGTAGGTAAGTACAGCCCTTGCGAGGCAGTGCATCACAAACTGCATCTCAAAGTAAGACCTGACCTTGCTCTTGATATCAACAACCTCGAATGTCTTTGCAAGGACTGTCATTACAAAGAACATCACAAGTACGAACCAAAAAAATTAAAAGATGAGTTTGCTGAGCGGTGGTGAGCGAAAAAAAGCATACCCCCGGGTAAAAAATCGAAAAATTCTGAGGTCAATGGATAACGGTGTAAAGGCACGACAGTTTGGTCTCGCGCACGCACACGAGAAATTTTTGAGAGAGGAGTAGTATAAATGGCACAAATTAAAATTGCAGAAATCAAAGACAGCTTAATTGAGCAACTGACTTTGAAGGGGGCAAACATTGAAGTCTATAGAGATTTAATCGACAGCTACATTTTTTGCACAAAACTTGAACGAAAAATGCAAGCAGATATACGCAAAAACGGCTTAACATACAAAGCTATCAGTGCCACAGGCAAAGAGTATATGAAGGACAACCCATCGGTAAAAAATGCAGTAATGTACAACAAACAGCGTTTAGCGATCCTCTCACAAATGGGGTTGTCAATTGACAAGGTTGAGAGCGAATCTGATGACGAACTGTAAATACCTTGACGATTACATAAAGCAAGTAAAAAGTGGTCAATATCGTGTATGCAAAGAGCAAATACAGCTTGTAAATTTCATAGAAAAAGTATTCGAAAATGAGCAAGTCTATGTTGACAATGAGCAGGTTGAAAAGTATTTTGCTCTACAGAAATATTTTCCATACGAATTATTTGCATGGGAAAAGTTTTGTTTTATTCTGCATAATTGCACATATTCCGCACCGGGTGTATTAAGATTTCCCGATTTAGTTTGTGTGGTCGGGCGAGGCGCAGGAAAAAATGGCTATCTTACATTTGAAGATTTTGCTCTGCTCACGCCTGTCAACGGCATACGCAATTACGATATTGACATTTGTGCAACATCAGAAGAGCAAGCAAGCACAACCTTTAATGACATCTACGAAATTTTGGAAAACAATTCTACAAAAATGCAGCGGCATTTTAAGTGGAACAAAACAGAGATTACAAACATAAAGACTAATTCAACAATCAGATACAGAACTTCAAACAGCAAAACGAAAGACGGAGGCAGACCCGGTAAAGTCGACTTTGATGAAAAGCATGCATACGAAAATTATAAGCTTATTGATGTTTTCACAACAGGCTTAGGTAAAAAAGCTATGCCACGCAGAACAACAATTACAACCATGGGAGAGGTTCGGGACGGACCACTTGACAACGAGCTTGCCGCCGGTCTTGAAGTGTTGAATGGTGATGCACCTGACAACGGCACTCTTTATTTCATATGCAGGTTAGATAATGAAAAAGAGGTATATGAGCAAGAAAATTGGTACAAAGCAAATCCGTCGTTGCAATATTTTCCAAACCTATTGAGAGAAATTCAAAAGGAATTCGAGGATTGGAAGCGTGATAAGGTGAACAATTCATCTTTTATGACGAAGCGTATGAATATCCCAAAAGGCACAGAAGCCCATCCTGTTACCTCATGGGAAAATATCAAAGCAACAAACAGACCTCTTCCCGACCTTGAGGGTAAGCCGTGTGTTTTGGGCATTGACTACACCAAAACTACTGACTTTTTGGGTATCGGTTTAATGTTTTTAATTAACGGTGAAATTGTATGGAAACCGTTTTCATGGTATTGTTCGCAATCGGCAGACCTTGGACGAATTAAATTTCCTTATGCTCAACAGCCTGATTTACAAAGGGTTGACGGGGCGGAAATCCCGCCTGAAATCGTCGCCGACTGGTTGAGAGAGCAAAAAAAGCATTACAACATCGTCGGTGGAGCATTGGACAGTTACCGTTATACTTTGCTCAAGGAGCCGTTAATGCAGTTGGGTTTTGAATGCGACCGCAAAGGACGAAACAATCTAAAACTTGTAAGGCCGTCTGATAAAATGCTTGTTGCTCCTCTGATTGCTTCGGATTTCGCTAATCATCGTATTGTTTGGGGCGATTCGGCATTAATGCGCTGGTACACAAACAACACTTCTGCCGTTGAGGATAAAAACGGCAATATCATATATGGCAAGATTGAGCCGAAATCAAGAAAAACAGACGGATTTATGGCATTCGTCGCCGCATATACACAGCTTGATTTGTTGAAACAAAATCAGCCGATGACGGTTGATGAAATTGAGAATTGCTTTAACGCGATTGTATTTTAATGTGAGATGATGAAAAATGGTGAAACTTTTTCAGGGCGATTGTCTTGAAGTGCTGAAAACTTTGCCCGATAACAGCGTTGACCTGTTACTGACAGATCCGCCTTATGTGTTAAACACAAAGGGCGGCGGAACTGTAAACAAAATGATGAAATTAAGTGAATCTTTAGCGGATGTCAAGAAAGCAAAAATAATTAATGGATATGACATTGAACTTTTCGGACAAGAATTTTTGCGAGTTATGAAAGAAATCAATGCTTATTTTTGGTGCAATAAAGCACAAATATATGATTATTTAAAATTTTATGTCGGACAACTTAAATGCAAATTTGATATTATTTGCTGGCACAAAACGAACGCTTTGCCCACCTATTCAAATAAATATTTAAGCGACACCGAATACTTACTTTATTTCAGAAAAGGAAAAGGTAAGTTATTTCCTGAAAATTATGAAGATGCAAAAACATATTATCTAAGTCCAATAAATACAAAAGATAAAAAAATGTGGAAACATCCAACTATTAAACCTATTTCGGTTACCGAAAAAATAATCCGTAATAGTTCAAAGGAAAATTTCACAATTTTAGATCCATTTATGGGGAGTGGAACAACAGGTGTTGCTTGCATAAACACAAACCGTGATTTTATCGGTGTTGAGCTTGACGAAAAGTATTACAAAATTGCTGAGGAAAGAATAAAAAACGCTGAAAAAGGCAGGTGAAAAAATGAAAGTAGTAGACTGGGTGAAAAATCTCTTTAAAAAAGATGCCGTTGCAGCGGAATTTAGCGAGGATGGCTCAACAGTTGATGAACAGAGGTTTCACCTGACGGAACTCGCCTTATTTACGGCGATTGATTTTATTGCTCGAAGTTTGGCAAAGTGCGAATTTGTGACGGTAAGCAATAACCGAGAAAGTCGCAAAGCTGAATACTATTTGTGGAACTATTCGCCAAATAAGCATCAAACCAAAATTGAGTTTTTTACGCAGGCTGTTGCGAAGTTGATTTTTGACAACGAGCTTTTAATTGTTGAAACTGCCGATAATCAGCTTATGATTGCTGATAGCTTCTCGAGAACGGAACACGCTTTGATTGACGACACATTCAGCGGCGTTACTTGCCGAAATTTTACATATCAGCGCATTTTTCCTGAAAGTGAGGTAATTTACCTCAGATATAACAACTTTGCTCTTAACGGCTTGTTATCGGATATGTGCAACACTTACGAGCAGTTAATGTTATCAGCTCAAGAAAGATATAACAAAGCTGTCGGACATAAAGGCATCTTAGAGATGGATAATTACAGCTTCGGCGACGAAAACTTCGCTGAAACTTACAACAAAGTTTTGGCAAAGCAGTTTAAAGCGTTTTACGCGAATAAGAACGCCGTTATGCCTCTGTACAAAGGCATGCACTACACCGAGCCGTCAACCGATGCCGGAAAGACTACGAACAGCGAGATTAATGATATTCAGAAGTTAAAAACTGAGGCGTACACGATTGTCGGCAACGCTTTGCACATTCCGCCGGCAATTTTAAGCGGTGAAGCCTCTCAGCTCTCGGACGCTATGGATTGCGCTATTGGTAATGCAATTGATCCGATTGCAAATATGTTTGAGCAAGAGATTACAAAAAAGAGATTCGGCGGTGCTGAATTTAACAAAGGCAATTATCTCTTAATTGACACAACGACAGTCAGACATATTGACGCAATCAGTCAGGCGAATAATCTTGATAAGTCAATTGCAAGCGGTGTGCTGACACCTGCGCAGGCTCAAAAATATTGCAACATGCTCCCTTGCTCTGAGGCTTGGGCGCACACATATTACATTACTAAAAATTACCAAACAATAGCAAATGCTTTGAAGGGTGGTGAATAGAATAAATGAAAAGTAGAAATTACAACATCAAGCAAATTGCAGAAAATCAGAATGTTTTGCAGATATATCTTTATGGCGAAATTGAGCCGAGCTGTTTGAACATTTGGGGCGACCTCGTAGAATCCAAGACAAGCGCCGAATACATTCGCAAGGCGATTGAAAAAGCAGGCGAAATTGAAGGCATTAAAATCTACATCAATTCTGTGGGCGGATTTGTTGATGAAGGCGTGTCGATTTACAATCTGCTAAAAAGGCAGAGTGTGCCGGTCACTGCATACATTGACGGTATGGCTTGCTCGATTGCCTCTGTTGTTGCAATGGCGGCTGACAAGATTGTAATGCCGTCAAACACAACAATGATGATTCATCATGCAGTCGGCGGTTGTTACGGCAATGCGAAGGAACACAAAGAATTTGCAACTCAGCTCGACAAAATCAGTGAAGCAAGTACAAACTCTTATCTTGTACACGCAGGCGATAAGCTCACGAGAGAAACCCTCGAGCCGCTTCTTGATGCTGAAACATTTTTGACGGCAGAGGAAGCCTTCAATATCGGCTTGTGTGACGAAATTCTTGATCCGGTTGACTTAACCGAATCAAAAGAGATTGTTGACGATGCACAGCAAAAGAAGAATCCAAAAGCAAAACAGGCAGCGGCAGAGCTTGCAAAAATGCTTGGTGCAAAGCCTGAACCGCAGACACCACCTGAGCCCAAGCCGAAAAATCCCGAAGAGAAGGATAGCTTTGGCTTTATTGAAGAATACTTCAAAAACAAAAATTATTTATAAAGGAGATTTAAAAAATGAAGAATCTTGATGCGATTAAAAACGCAAAAGCAAAGTTTGCGCAGAACTTGAAAACTGCCATTGATTCCAAAGATGAAGCAAAAATGACCGAGGCTCTCAATGCCTATGCTGATAGTATTCAGCAGTCAATCATTGAGGTCGCACAGGAAATCGGCGAAACTGCCGACAACACAATCCTTGCCAAGAGAGGATTCAGACAGCTTACAAGCGCAGAGCAGAAGTTTTATAACAATTTTGTCACAGCGGCAAAATCTGCTGATGTTAAGCAGGCACTCACAGGTCTTGATGTTACAATTCCGCAGACAATTCTCGATACAGTGCTTGAGGACATTACAAACAATCATCCCCTGCTTGATGCAATCGGCATCGAAAACACATACGGCTCTGTTAAGGCGATTTTTACCACAGACACAAAACAGCTCGCCGCGTGGGGCGCTTTAAGCTCAAAAATCACACAGGAGCTTGCCGGCACAATCCAGGAAAAGGATTTCTCAACATCAAAGGTAAGTGCCTTTATCCCTGTTCCAAAGGATATACTTGACCTTGGCGCTATATACATCGACGCATATGTCCGCAGAATCCTCGCCGATGCACTTGCTTATGCTCTTGAAGATGGCTTCATCAACGGCGACGGTAACGGCAAACCTATCGGTATGCTTAAAGACCCCGAGGGTGCTGTAAAGGCAGGTGCATATACCGAAAAAACAGCAACAAAGCTCACAAGTCTTGATGTGAAGTCGTATATGGGTGTTGTTGCCAAGCTTGCGAAGGGCAAGGGCGGCAAGACAAACAACATCACATCGGTTGACCTCATCGTTAATCCTGTGGATTATCTCACAAAGATTATTCCTGCGACTACGGTCCTTGCGACGGACGGCTCGTACAAAAACAACCTCTTCCCCTTCCCGACGAATGTTTATCCGTCTGAAATGGTTACAGAAGGCACTGCTGTAATCGGTCAGCTTTCAAGATATAAAGCCTGTCTCTCAACAGGCAAAGAAGGTAAGCTTGATTACTCTGACCAGTACCAGTTTCTTGAAGACAATAGAGTTTACCTTATTAAGGCTTACGCAACAGGCTTTTCACTTCACACAAATGATTTTATTAAGCTTGACATTTCAGCGCTCAATCCTGCTGAAATTAAAGTAACTCTTAATCAGGCAGCAACAGCTTAATTTATCACGGAGGTGTTGAAAAATGGGAATCATGAACGATGTAGTTAATATGCTTGATTTCGACCGCGAACACATTGAAACAGATGAAAGTACAAAGTTGAAAATTGAACTGATTATAGCCAATGGAAAACAGCACCTCCGCGATTATAACCCTCTACTTACTGATGAGGATTTTGAACAGTCGACAAGGGCAAGAAGTTTGTTGTTTGATTATTGCAGATACGCTTACTCAAATGCTGTTGAAATGTTCGACCATAATTTTGAAAACGAAATTTTAAAATTAAGGCAGGAATACGAGGTGCGAATGTATGATACTGAAGAATAACATTGATTTTTTGACATTTAATGACGGACTTGCAAAAATCTATGAAACCGACGAAAACGACGACATCATCACCGACAGTCTGAAAAAATATCGTTTCGGTAATGAAAAAATCGGCGTAACTCGTTTTTATGGTGCAAAGCAGAACGATATTGAACTGTCAAAGGTCATACATATTCACAAGGACGAAAACTTGCGAACGGATATGGCGGTCATCATTGACGGCACACGGTTCAAGATTGAACAAATTCAGCACGATAAAAGCAAAAATCCCCCTTGCTCGATTTTGAGCTTGTCACAGAGGGGGCTGTATGAGGGCGGTGCAGAAGATGTATTTTAAAAATTACGATGAATTTGTCGAACTTATTAAGTCTTGTGGCTTTAAATGTGTAGAGGCAGATTACAACAAATCAACCCCTGCACCCTATCTTGTTTATTTCAAGGATGAAGAAACAGGAATTTACGCAGACGGTGAAATACTTTGGAAAAATGCAAAAATCATCATAGAACTCTACACGGCAAAAGACGACCACAAGAGCGAGACGAAGTTTGAGGAGTGGCTCAACGAAAACGGTTTTGGTTGGAAAAAGCCGAACCGAGCGTGGGACACAACCAATAAGCTTTGTGTAACTTATTACAACCTGAGTGTGACTTTTGATGAGTGATTACAAAAAAGGCGGCGTTGTCCGCCTCGGAGATGCCCTGTCGAAAGAACTGTCAACCTATTCGGCTGATGTGCAAATGGGCGTAAGATTGTTGGTTGACGAAAAATCAGAAGAGTTCAAAAACGAAATCAAAAAAAATGCACCTGTCGGCAAAAGAAAAAAATATCGCAAATCATTCAAAGTAAAAATTACGAATGAAACATTCAGGTTTTACGAAAAAACAGTTTATGCCGCTAAACCTGAGTACCGGCTTACACACCTCCTCGAAAAAACTCGTAGAAAAAGAGGCAAAAAAGGCGGAACGGTACAACCGAAGGTGCATATTACTCCGGCTACAGAAAAAATCCATAATGAATTTGAAGCCGGAATAAAAAAGCTCATTAAATCATCGGAAGCTTTTGGCGGCGGTGATTTGAGCGGAATTAAAAGAATTTAAAGAATTAAAAGAATTTAAAAACATAAGGAGTCTTATTTTATGAATAAAACGATCAGAAAAGTTGGTTATGCTGTGCTGACAGAAGGCGCCACAGGCGAAATCACATATGGTAAGCCCGTGTGGTTTAAGTCTGATAAGGCAGGCGGCAGAAGTATCGGTGCTGAACCTATCGGCGATTCGAACACAATTTACGCTGACGGCTTGCCTATTATTGTAGCGAGTGCGAACGGCGGCTATACAATCAGTCTTGAGCTTATTTCAGCAGTCGACGACATCGAAAAAGATTGGTTCGGCAATGATGAAGCTACAGAGGGCGGTATTATTGAGAAGGGCGGCATTAAGGTAATGCCAAGATTTGCCCTCCTCGCTGCCAAGGAAACATACAAAGGCGACAAGCTCTACGAGATTGACACATATTTTGACTGCGTAGCTGCAAGAGCCAGCAGGAACGACAAGACATCAGAAGGTAACTTCGACCCACAGTTCCCGACCTTTACGGTCACAGCAAAGCCACGTCCTGACAATGACTTTGTGCGCTACACATCATATGCAGATACTCTGCCCGAAAGCGTTGTAACTCCTACTGTAAAGGCTGTAAAGGCTGCAAAATCGGCAGTTCCTACAGATCAGGCCTCATCAGACACTACAAAGGCGGCTAAGAGCTAATGAAAGACACAGTTGTTATTAACGATAAAAATGTTGAGGTTGAGGTTACGGCATATACAATGCTCATCTACGAGGACACATTCAAAGGCCACAGCTTTCTGCGTGATGCCGACCGTGTCCTTGTCAAGAATCTCAATGATGTTAAATTTGGCTCTGCTGTAAAGCTTTTATGGGCAGCGGCAAAAACGGCAGACGATACGATTCCTAACTTTAAAGTTTGGTCAAAAAATTTGAGCATTAAGGATGCTATTTCAGCGACCGACACAATTATCAAGCTCATCGTTGACAGTCTTAAAAGCGACAGCCCAAAAGTGACAGCGACAGCGACCTAAACGGAACTTTCCTGACGGCAAAAGAGGTCTTGTCTTATGCCGTCAGGTGTGGTCTGACTGTCGCAGATTTACAAAGGTTTACAATAGGTTTTGTGTTGGATTATATCGAAACCTATTTCGCATTACGAAACAATAAGAACATCCACGAAAATGAAGAAAAATATCTGAAAATGAAATCTGTATTGCCTTTTGTTAAAGAAAGATTTGAAAACAAAGAAATTTCGGAAG